TGTTCGCTGTGCTGCCACAAACCACGCTGACTGGTCCATCACGCCGCCCGCCACCGGGGGCAATCCGCACTCGGTCCACAAGTGACAGAGTTGCGACAATTCGCTGTAGTGACCGACATAACGATATGGGCATTGCGTTAGTTCAAAGTCGCCGTCTTTGCAGTTCTCACATCCAACACCCTCGCAACTTGGACATCGAATCAGCACTGCCGAATCTGCTCGCGGTTCGTCATGGCACTTGCCGCCGATGCAACCGCTACACATCTTGCCCGCTTCCAAATGTGCTAGGATTCGGATTTTTTTTTATCTTCTGGCGTTGCAAAGCAAGCGTTGTAGCGTTTGCCAAGCAGCTTCATCAGGTCGGTAAAAACCAAATCTTCGAGCGTGTCAGGGTCGCCGTTGAATCCATCCTTCAAGACCGCTAACGCCTTGTCTGTGAACTCAGTCAGTTGCAAGTCTTGATTGCTCACCAGCGATTGATAAGCACGCATCTGGCGAACCGTCCAAGGGCGGAATGAGTACGCCTTGCCGTCGTCGGTTAGCTTCAATGTCAGTTCTGCTTGCGGGTCGATTTGCATTATGGGTCCAGTGTGTAAGTCATCGAGAACTCGTCATTCAGCGTTGCCGTCCGACAAGCCAGGAAGTTCAATTGCTCGGTTTCAACGCCAGAGCGTTCGCCTGGTTGCTGGTTGATGAACTGTGCGGCAGGCAGGGCAAAGTCCCATTCGCCGCCCTCGCTGTTTACAGAGTTCCATGCGATGGCAACTGGGGTTTGTGACATCCAGGCTGAATAACGAGTGATGCTGTTACTAGTGTCGGATTCGGGGTCAATCGAAAGTGTTGGGCGACGGTCGGAAACAATGAAGTTCTTAACGCCTTCGTCTAGTGCTTGGCTTTCCAGCGGGGCAATGACGTTGCCCAGGTCAAACGTCAGCGAAGATGCGGCAATGGCTGTTCCGCCAATGGTCGTGGTAGATCCCGCCCATCGCATCGCTTCGGCTGTTGGATAGGTTGGAGTAAGAATCGCCCCGGCTTCAAACGAGTCAAAGACGCCCTGGAACGTGAAGTCCAAAGTTATCTTTTGGCCAGCGAGACAGCTAATTGTGAACGTCCCAACAGCCCCGCGAATCCGACGCAGAACGCCGTCAACGTAATGGGCCATCGTGAGCGTTTTAACCGTGCTGCCAGGGGCTTCCGTGCGACATCCGTAAGTCGTGCTGGTCAAGCCAAGTCCGCACGCAGGAAGGAACGTCGTAGCCCACGCTGGGGCTGATGTGCCGACGGTCAAGTCCGTGCTGAACGTACAAGTCCCGGTCTGTTGGCCAAGGACGCTGGTGAGCTTGCTAAACGCTCCTTGCCCCTCGCGGTCAGTCATCTGAACATTGGGGACAATGCTCGCGTTATAGACGTTAAAAACGCCATCTGTGCCGCTCAGACTGATTGCGGTTCCGATGGTCGTTTCAATCTTTGCGACCAGAACAGATTTTTTTTTGAGCAATGGCATTTATAGTCTCTCTGTTGTGGGGTTAGATTCGTCTGTTCTGTATGTGACGCGGATCATCAAGCGAACGCCCGCGCCGGATTCGTCGTTGAAATGTTCCATGCCCGTGAACGTGGCATCAATCGCTTTACTGCCGAACGTGTACCAAGTGCTGGTGCTGGCAATACCGCGCGTCATCTCGCTCAGTGCGATGTTGCCAAGTTGGTCCAATGCGGTTGTGTCGCTGTCGGTTGGTCGCAGGAAGCAAGTGATTTGAAATTCTGTGTTCCATGCGATTTGCAACCCGGTCGCACTGGCCCGCGTTAAGTCGTCGTTTCGCTCGGTCGTGGTCTGCTCAACTGTGACCAAGTAATCCGTGTGAGTAATCGTTCCAACTCGGTCGGGACGAATCACGCTCGCCACCGTAATCGCGTAGCTGTTGCCGGTCGTCACGGCCTGTAGCCGCGTTACCAGCGTGTCAGCGATTTGTTCGATTACGGGGTCAGGCATTACTTAATCACTCGATTTGCTCGCAGCGTTGCTACTCGGACTTGTTCTTTCAGTTCCTTGCGGAGTCGTGCCGTACCCTCGTTAATCGTTACAACACGCATTCCGCTTAGGACGTAAACGCCCCAAACGGATGGGCCACGCATCGGGTCAACAATTGGCAATCGCTGCTTGTATTTCCGAATAGTGACAAACGTGTGGTTATTGGCTGTTGTGATAAAAGCAGACTTGATTAGCGTTCGCTTGCCCTTCTTGGCAATCCGATAGGTAACGCCTTTCTTGGTCTGCTTCGCACCGAAGTAAATCAACTGAAGCCGGTCAGTCTTGCTCAAAACGACAACCGCAACACCGTTAATTGTTGATGCGTATTTGTCGATTTTGATTTTGTCTATGACATCCTTCTTCTTGATGTTCACTTCCTTGGTGATGGACTTCGCCATCTGGGATTGAACAAACTTGGCAGTCTTATTCGTTGCTGTGACAACGGCTTTCTGAATGCGTTTCTCAACGCCTTTCAAATTGCCCATTGCGGCCCGTAGCTGCCTCTCGGTCGCAAGGTATTCCGCTCGGCCTAGTCCAACTTGTACTAAGCCAGGAGCGGCCATCTATTGCACCTCGAAAGTCACGCTCGAACCGTTCGTCTCAACCACACGCACAATCCGCCTGTCTCTGGTCGAACCGCCGTAACGATCCGCAACCGTGATTGCATCGCCGCCCAAGTTGATTTCCGTGGATAAGATCCCGGTCGTCAGACTGTTGGGAACAGTGATTTGCAGCAAGGTTGCTGAACCACGGTCAAGCTCGCCAAAGACGCTACGGTCAGTGCGGTCCACCATGCCTGTAATGGTCCGGCTGCCCCCGGCTCGCGGCTTATAGGCGATTGTTTCGCCAAAATAAGACTGCAAGCCGGGGACTGCACTAATCGCAAATTGCGTATCGAACAGGCTCAACGTGTCACCTCAATTAAGCGGTGATGTTGCTGAGCAAGTGACCAGCGGCTGGCAAGATGATTAGTTCGTCAACGTCGTGACGAACACGAATCACGTTGCTGCGGGTTTGCTCTTCGCGGTATTGCTCGACAGTTCCGCCGATGCTCGAACCGTCTTGCGCCCAGTGGAACGTGCGTCCAATGCAAGGCTCACGGATGTCGCCCGAAGTCGCAATGCGGCAAACCATTGCATATTCATTGCTCCAGAACGCAGCTAGGCTTGCGGTCTGTCCTTGGGTTGCCGTGTTCTTGGCAGCACCAGCAACGATGACGTAATCCAAATCAAAGACTTGGGCCAGCAGTTCGGCGCTGATGTCACCCGAACGGGCAGCTTGGCCAGCACCGGCAGCAGTGATGCGGTCGATTACTTGGGCATTGTTCTTTAGGTTGCGGAACACCCGACGATTGATAACGAGAGCGTTCGGATAGAAACCGCTCTGTTCATAGATGATGTTGCCAGCAGACAGCACATCGGTAACTGGCACACCGCTTGCCGCGTTGCTCCATTCCGTGCCAACGCTGGTTGCCAGGGTCGAACCGGTCCAAGTGCTGGTGTTGAAGACTGCCGCAGCAACGCGGGCTTCGTAGTTGGCCAAGACCGCACGACGCGCACGCATCGCAGCGATTTGTTCAGCGACAAAGTATTCCGAGTACATCTCGGCTTCCTTGTCATCGACTGGCTCTTCGGCCCCATGCTCTTCGCAAGCGAAGGTCTTGGTTTCAAACTGGAACGAACCGCGGGAGTAGTTGCTCGCAGGGGCGCGGCGGGTTTCTTGGATCTTGAGCATCTCCTCAACTGGGAGAACGCCGAAGATGCCGGTTGGCTTTGGAACATCCACGGGGGTCAGAACCTTGGTTCCGATAAATCCCATGTTGTCCATCTCGGTATCGAATTCCATGAAGGAACCCGACAAATCAGGCCGCAAAGTGGTGAGTGCTACAGAGGGTGAAGGCATTGCAAAACGCTCCTATTGATTGGAAGGGGAGCGTTATGCAGAATGAGAGTGCTTAGGTCTGGCACTCTGCATAACGCGGATTGTCGAACTGCCCCGCCCCAGGACGCCAATCCTGGGAGCGGGGTTTTTTATTCACTATGCAGCCGTATCGCCGTGGGCGTTGTACAGCACTTCGATGATGTCGTTTTCGTTGGCCGCTGCTTCAAGAGCAGTGCCGACTTGGAACGCCGTGGTTTCGGCAGTGTCTTGGACCTTGCCGCCAGCTTCGGTGTAAACCGTTGCACCAACGGCAAGGGCTTCCTTGGCAATCATCTGGTGTGTGCCAGCAGCCGTGCGGAGCTTGACCTTAACGGCATCGCCAGCGGCGAATGCTTCATTAAGTGCCGTCCCGATTTCCTTTTCAGCCAGGCCAGCCTCGGCAACCGTTCCGGCTCCGCTGACTTTGACGCGGGCATATTGGGCAATCGCGGCGGACGCTACGAATCGACCAAGTACGTTTCCATCTACTTGCTGTGACATTGGTTATTCTCCTGTTTGGGGATTGGTGTTTGATTAACGACGCTTGGCATTAATCGCTTCGATGTACGCCGCGCGTAGTTCTGGATTCTTGCGAGCCACAAAGGCAGCAGCCTTGTCGGCGGGCATGGTTGCTTTGGCTTCCTTGAGCTTTGCCTCAAAGGCTGCAACAGGGTCGCTGTCTTCGCCTTCGATGGTTTCGCCGCTAGCCACTGGCTTAACGCCGGGCTTTTCGAGCTTGGCCTTGAGTTCGGCCATCTCTTGTTCGTGTGCCTTCTTGGCGTTCTCGATTTGCTTGGCATGGGCTTCCGTCTCGGCAAGCAACTTGGCTTGCAAGACTTTGGCATGGGCCGTGATTGCCTGGGCGAGAGTCGCACCAGCTTCGAGTTGGTTCAGAATGAAATCGCTAGACGCGCCTTCACAGGCCGCACGGATTTCTGCCGCTGTTGCGGCAACCGTCTTATTCTCTTCGCTCATCTTTTTTGTCTCCTGTTTCGGGATAGGTTTATTGGCACTGGCGAGCATCTGCCGGAATCCCTCTGGAGCGGTCGCAACTAGCGACTCGTCGAAAGATGCAGCCACCGCCAAGGAATCTGTGACGACATCAACAAAGCCCATCTCTTTGGCTTCGTTGGCCGTCATCCAAGTCTCTGCCGTCATCATCTCCGCGACCTTTGTGGGGTCTTGCTTCGACCGTTCGGCGTAGGTTGTCACTAGCGAACTCTTGACCGTATCCAGCATCTCGGCCATCTTTCGCATCTCATCAGCCCCGCCACGGGCCACGCCTGACGGGTCGTGAATCATCAGATAGCCGTTCTTTGCCATCCGAATTTCATCACCGGCCATCGCAATGATTGACGCAACCGATAACGCTGCGCCGTCGATAATCGTTGTGACCTTGGCCGGATTGTTTTTTAATGTGTTGTAAATCGCCGTACCGTCGAACACGCTGCCGCCAGGGCTGTTGATGCGAACGTTGATGTTCTTGAGCTTGCCCATGCTGGAGAGCTTTTCCGCAAATGCTTTTGCGGTCAGTCCCTCGCCGGTCCAACTGTTTGCACCAATCTGGTCATAGACCAGGATTTCGGCAGTATCATTGCCCTTGGCTGTAATCGTGATTCCGCAGAGAGCGTCAATGTCATTCGTCATCGTCTGCTCCTGGGTCATCTTGTTCTGGTTCTGGCTGCTCGGCTGCGTCATCGTCGTCTGGCTCTTCAGCTTGCGGAGTTGTCGCCGTAGCTTGTGGTTGCGGGATCGCTTCTTTGGTTGGGTCAAGGATTTCACGCCAAGTCACTCCCGCACCGGGAAATTCTTCCTCAATCGCTTGAGCCTCTGCCAACGCTTTGCGAATCCGGCTGGCGTTGTCTGCTACAATCTCATCGTTCAACTCGTCGATGTCGTAGCCCCGTCCATTGGCCCAACGTCGCGGGCTGATTAAGCCCTTCTCTAGTTGCATCGCATCGCCCGTCGCATCTTTGGTCGGGTCGATATAAGCCCAGTTCGGGCTGTTCCATTTGTGATTGAAAAACTTGTCGCCCATCGTTGCCGCCATGTTTCGCAACGCGGCATCTTCAGCAATCCATTGGCGAGCTTTCCACTTGTAGACTGGCGAATGAAACCGACGTTTCAACCATTCTTGATTGCGACGGAATCCGCGTCGGGCTTCGTCAACTGCACCGCGATAACCGTGAAACGTCGTCTGGGTCGTATCGAATAAACTCACTTCTGGCGGGCATCCAAGGTTTGCCGCAATCAATCGCACTAGCCCTTTGATTTGCTCGAAATATTCCGGGTTAGGGACGTTTGGAGAGAATCCTTGCACCGTCTCACCCGGTTCGCCCAGCACTTCCATTCCTGGGGCAATGCCGCCAACTTGTCGGGAGTAACCGCCGCCTTGCGATTGCGAATACTGATAACCCATTCCGCTGGGGTCGTTGTTGCCGTCGAAGCCCATTGCCCGTGTGCGAATAATCGCAAAGCACGAGGCAACTTGCTGCTTGACCATCGTCGCAAACTCGATGTCGTCACGCATTGCACACGCATCAATGATGGGTGCAAGTGCTGTGACGCCTCGGGTTTGGCTCATTCGCTTCGAGTCGTACACATGCAGAACTTGGCGGTTGCCTTGGGCATCCCGCGTAGCATGTACGCTCATCGTCGCGTTGCTCGGCATCAAGCCCATTGGGTCGATGTCGTCCTTCGTAATCCAATACTCAACCCGTCGGCGGAACTCGTCGAGCTTCACGCCGTGGATAATGTTCTCTTTTGTCTTGCGCGGCGAGCGTACGCGATGGGCTTCAATCATCTGCAATTCGCCGCTTTCCAGGGGCAAAATCACAATGTCGCCATCAAACATCACCCGCCGCAGAATCGAGCATTCGTAGTCATGGAAGCAGTACTCGCCCGCCAGGTCGCATTGGTCAGGGTCGTCTGACCACGCCATCCAGCGTGTCCACAGTTCAAGGTCTAATCCGCTGTCCCCGGTTTGCGGGTCGAGCTTAAATCCGCTTTGAATCGTGTTCGTTACCGCACTGTCAACAACTCGACCGATAAGGGAATCGTTTCTTTCCGCGTCTCGTGCTTGCTCCATCATTCCGAAGAAATCAGTCTCAAGCCGATAGTGATAATCCGCTCCGCTGCCCTGCGATGTCACGCCCGTGCGTTTACGGCGAAATCGGCTAGGCTTCGCTGCGTTGTAATCTGCTCTCGCCTCGCG